TTCTTGGGCAGTTTGCCCCTGCACCTGCTGCTAAACTTAAATTTGCTGCCATTTTATAATTATTTTTTTTGTTGTTAAAAGGGAGTGAATTAACACCCCCTTTATAAATTTAATACTATCGGAATAAAACGATGTCCTCGCCGTTGGTGTAGTTAACATCAAAAGCATAGTCACATCTATAACGTACTGTTCTGTCGCCAGTCACTTCGTACTGAGGCAAGATAGATACGTTATTCCACTCTGCATCAAGTGCAGTTCCAAAGTGTAGATTGCTTACGTTAGCTGCTACGATTGTATTTGCAGATACGAAAGGCAAAATAGCCAAACGATTGCCTAAGAAATCCAATTCTTTAGCGCCAATGTAATAAGAACCTGCTCCGTTAGCTGCTGCTGCTTGAGCCAAAGAGTAAGCTTTGCCTAAACCTTTGTTTCCAAAAATGTAAAAATCTGGGTCATCTTCTACTGACTCGCTCAATCCGTTGTAAACGCTTGTTAATACTGCTAAAGCGTTAGAAGAGTTGATGTAGTTAATGTTACCACTTGTGAAAGTACTTGTGAAAGAACTTGAATCAAAAGGAATGGAGAAAGTAGTACCACTCAATACTGTGATAGGGTAAGACGTTCCATCTAAATCGCTAAATTCAGTTCCACTAAATCCTACACAAGATGAAAGAGTAACTACATCGCCAGTCTGCAAGTCAGATGTAGAAGATACTGCGATAACTGATGCCGCAGCTGGTGTAAAACCAGTCATTGCAACTTTATCAGAATCCAATTTGCTTACATCTGAGCCAGCTTCCATTAAAGGAATCAAACCAGTAACTACGTTAGAAGATGCTGAAACTGTGATTTTAGATAATTGACCAGCAGCTACACTACCTCTCCAAATAGAAGCGTCAATGAACTTTGAACGAATCAAAGCTTGTTGCTCAATTAAAGCCTCTTCGATAGTTGCAGGTGGAACGAAATCGCCACCACGACCTCTCGGCTGCTGAGAAGCGTACCAAGTACCATTAAGTGATTGGTAATCAAATTCAACTGCTTCCATAAATTTTTTAGGGTCAAGGTATTTCTCGCCCAAAGTCATAGAGCCTGCGCTATTGAAAGCTGCTACTGAATCTTGAACAGTTATTGTGTTAGCCATAGTCTTTACTACCGCTCTTGAATCAATATCAGTATGTACTGAGATTAATCCGTTTTCAATCGTTCTACCTCGTAGTACCGACTGCGCTATTATGCCTTCTAAATCCTTACCAGCATAAGTGTTTGGTGAAATTGTTGGTGTTGCCATTATTTAATGAAATTTTGAAAGTTATTTAAATGTTGTTTCCAAGTCGGCTCATTTACCGAATTAGTCTTGTTTGATTTTGTTGGAGTAGGCTCTACAAAGTTTTTGAAAGCCTCAGCAATTTCGTTTTTGATAACCTCGCTTAGGTTTTCTTTTTTGTCCTCTACCATTTCCTCCTCCATTGGCTGCTCTTCTGCCTCTTCTTCTTCTTCTTTAGGCATCAATTCAGCCATAGCCTCTTCTAAAGCTACTAATCTCGGCTCAAGTATCTGCATAACTTCATCTACGATAGCCGTTTGTTCTTCTGGTGTAACCTCGTTGTCCACTTCGTTCTCAGCAGTTGGCTCAGTCTCGTTAGAGATTTTGTTCCAAATCTTTTGAAGCAAAGTTTTTTCTTCAGTCACAACTGGTGTTGTTTCTTCCATTTTTTCTTCTTTTTGATTTATAAAATTAGGTACTAATAAGTCTTTGTTCACGAATGTATCTCTTGAGTAGTTAGCCACTTTTTTAGTTTCCCACTCCTTACCTACAAATCCGTATTTTTTCGCTTCCTTAAAGTTTAGGTATTCGCCGTGTCCGCCATTGCGTTCCATTAACTCGGCAATAACTTCTTTTTCTACTCCCAAGTTCAAATACACTTGATTGATTGCGCCTTGCCATTTCTCAAGGTCGTTAATCATATCTTGCATATCGTTCTCGTTTCCCTCAACGTAACTCATAACCTTATGAACAAGAAATAAACCAGTATTGTCCATATAAATATTTTTTACGCTTGTAGCTGCACTTCCTATAATCGTAGAAGCCGAAGCGTTTACACCTCTATAATAAGTGTTAATCGTTGCACCGCTATTTCTTAATAGGGAATAAATAGCTAAAGCGTGACTAACATCGCCACCTAAACTCTCTAAAGTTACATTGATTACATCAACACCTAAATTCTGCAAGGCTTTTATCTCCTCTGCTTTCTGTTCGCTTGTATTGGCTTTATACTCCTCATAAGTATCTGCCCAAACGTTATACCCTATATCGCCAAATATCTCAATATCTGCGACATTATCGGTTTTCTTTATGTTTAAAAAGGGTGTTACTTTCATATCTCGTAAATTTACTACGTTATAATTATAATTTTTGTAAATTATCTATTCGTGATGTTATAAATAGTTTGAAGCGATACTCCATACTTTCGAGATAGCTTATTCCTCAACTCCATTACGCTAATTCTACCAGTATTTTGGTTATAAAAATCCGCCTTAATCACTTCTTTAATTCTGTCCTTATGGTATAACCCCTTTTCGGCTAAATCTAACGCATCGTTAATATGTTCTTGCTTGTTCAACATTTGATACTTTTGTTTGTAGTTTAGTAAAATCCTGCTCTACGTTAATTACTTGCAGTTGTCTGTTTTCTGTTACGCTAACTAACTCGCTAACACCTCTGCTCACTTGGTCGCTTATCGTTCCTACTGGTGTAGGTGCTACATATCCGCCCTCTGCAAACATCTTTGGAATGCGCATATTATTTAAAGCGTTCATAAAATCAACTCCGTAATTATCTACTGTGCTTTTCTTTACAATATACTCGCCACCCTCTGCCTCAAATCCACCACGACCAGCGACACTAAACGGTACTCCGCCTTTAGCGTGACTTGCACCTTGAATTAATCCCCCTTCTTGGAATTTTTGCGCTGATATTGTAGCTATTTGAGCAGCACCTAAAGCACCAATAGCAATAGCGTTTGCAGTTCTTAATGCTTGTACTGGTGTAAAGTCCGTAGTTTCTGCCAATGTCTTTAGCACCGCTTGAGCAGTATTAACAATAGCCATACTTACTTGCATTGCTTTCTGTCGTTTAAATGCTCTTTTCTCTATTTGCTCAAGTTTTTTATCAGCTTGTTCTTGGCTTATTACTCCTGCTTCTACCTGCTCTTGAATTTTTTGTTTATTACGTTCAGTAATAGTAGTCATTAAATTGCCTACGTTAGTTAGAATGTTTGAAACTTCGCCTAAGGAAGCATTTAACTTCTCTTGCCCCTCTTCATCTAATCCTAAAGCCTTAAGCAGGTTAAATCCCTTTTGTTCTGTGTCCTCTACTCCGTTAATAGTTTGACTTACTTTTAGCATTTCGCTATTGATGTCATTTAACTGCTTTTTAAGTAGCGCTTCTTCTTCTGGTGTTAATGGCTCAATAAGACCTCCACCAGCATCTGCGGTTAAACCCTCTAATTGTGCTTTAATCATTGTCGCTTGGTTAGTAAGCGACTCTAACTCTGCTTCGTTTCTTAAGCGGTTATACTTTTTGTCTATCTCAAGTTTCTGCTCTGCCGTTAAGTTAGCTTGTTCTAACTCTCTAAACTGCTGATAGTCTAATTCTGCTAACTCATTTTCTAACGCTTCTTTTCTTTGTTTTTCTTCTTCTTCTAATCCTTTTAGTTTTAAGTCTGCTATCTTCTTTTCACTCTCTGCGATAATTGCTTGACGCTCTATTTCTAATAGATTTGTTTGCGCTAAAATTGTTTCTCTTTTTCTATTTTCTATTTCTATTAATGCTTCTACAGAATCTCCTCCTTGTGCTTGTATTAATCGCAACTCTGCCGCCAATGTTTCATCCGATAACTTTAACTGCTCTGCGCCTATTTGTTTTCTAAATCTTATATTTTGAGAATAAATATTTGCCTTTGCTTGTTCTAATGCTATTTCTTTTTCCGCTAATAGTTGAGCATCTTCAAAACTATCTACTGCTAATGCACTTCTTTGCGCTTGAATATCAAATTCCGCTTGAGCAATTTCTAACTCATTTTGTAATCTTTGCTCTTGCAAATCTCTTGCTTCCTCTAATTTTTTTACTATTATGTCTTGAGATAAATTAGACTTATCGGCAGCCTCTACTCTCAATTTAGCTAATTCCGCTTCTAATTTTATATTCTCAATAGCCAACTCTCTTTTCCTAAAAACTAAATTATTTTCTTGTTGTTGTATTTTTGCAAATTCTTTAGCATCGTCTACTATTTCTTTAGAAAAACCACTCAATGCCGCTTTGCCATTTTCAAATACCTCTACTGCCTTTTCTCCAGCTGCTTGTATTTTGCCTATTGGGTCTTCTATTCCAGTAGCACCCTGCGCAACGCTATTTGCTAAATCTTTAAACCCCTCTTTTATATCTCCAGTAAATATCTTCGCTATCGCTTTACCAGCCAAACCAAATGCCTCTATTCTATTAGTTATGTTTTTTTGTATAGCATCGCCAATAGACTTAAATACATCTTGGATTTTTAACTCTTTAATATTATTAAACGAATCAAAAAGAATCTTTCCAAATTCGGCAAATTTTGTTGTTATATTATCAGTAACACTTCCTAAAGCAGCCATAATAACTTTAAGCCTCATCGTACCTTCTTCCGTACTTTTGAAATAAGCTACTAAACTACCCACTACTACCACAAATGCGCCTATACCAGTAGCAATCAAAGCAAGTTTAAATACGTTCATAGCCACTTTCCCTGCTAATGTCGCTACGTTCAACGCTTTCTGCGCTGCCGTTTGTGAGTTAGTCGCTGCGGTATGTGATTTTTGAACGCTTTCAGTAACCACTAATGCCTCAATATGTGCTAACGTAGCCTCTTTGGTTTCTTTAAAACTCTTTGTAAGACCGCCTAAATTAGTTCCAAATATTGTCACGTTGCCTAAAGCGTCTTGAATAGACTGCGAATAGTTACCTACGTTTCTTCTGTTATCTCCTACTGCGCTTTCGTTCTCTTTTAGCTTGTCCGTGATGTCCTTTATTTGCGTAGTAAGTTGCTGACCTTTATCGGTGTTTTCTCTTTGCTCTGCACTTAACGAGTTATACTCCTTTGTTAAGATGCCTAACTGCGCCTTTAATTGCTCGTTACTGCCAAGTTCAGCATTCAATGCGGTGTTATACTGGTCTACATCTTTAACTGCTGCTCTACGCTCTGCATTTACCTTGCTTAACTCATCTTTTTGACTTGCTAACTCAACTTTGCTTGTTTGGATGTTTGCCGCTAATTCTTGCTCTCTTGCTATCTGCTCATCCGTTAACTGACCACCCGCCTCTTGCTCTTTACGGAGTGATGCTAATTCTTTTTCATACTCCTTAATCTCGGCAGTCGTCTTTTTTATTTCGTCTTGTTGCGCGATTTGTTGTTTAGTCAAATCATCTAAACCCTTTTTAGCATCGCCCAATCCTTTTAATTCAATGTCTATTATTACTTTTTCTGCCATTACTTCATAATTAATTTAGCTTTCACTAATCGTTTTATAATATCATAAGACCACTCTACAATCTTGTAAATTTGGTCTTTGTAGATGTACTCTCGCCTATTGCTTACGATTGTACCTAACTCGTCTTTAAATGTTACCTCTATTATCTTGTTGTTCTTTTTTTGGTTTAGGGTGTTAATAAATAGCTTATCCCACGTTTTAGCAAATGTAACTGGTAAACTCCAATTTAAATAAGCAGCTACGGATGTAGTTGTGGTGTCTGCGTTAGTGTAGTCAAAAGAATCTACACCATTAAATCCAGCATCAGCATACTTATATCTGCACGACAAATTGTTTTCCCAAGTTTCGGAATAACCCCCAGCATAGCCAGTATTATTAAATGAAGAAACTTGCTCTATGTAACTTGAGCCATCGTAATAGGCGGTAAAATAACTCTCTATTTCTTCTATTCTGTTATTGTTAAACGAATTTAAAACATATAAAAAACTACCCCATTGCTGATACTTAAAAACCCCAATAGAATTAACATAGTCGTTTGCGTTAATTTTTTGGTTTAAGTGAATCAAATCTCCTTGCAAGTATTCAATATCCGTAACTGTTTCATCTAATACGATGCTATCTAAATTATACTGCTCTACTGCTATACTCGGCAAAGTTGCTGGAGTGCTTCCTACTGGCTCAACTCCCTCGTCTTGTAATTCAATATAAACATTATCGCCAACGACATCCATAACCAAGTTTAAATCCTTTAAAACGCCTTTTAAGAATTCATATTGAGTTTGATTATCTAAATAATCGCCTATCCAAATTGTATCACTTGTTTGAATGTTGTCGTTGCTTATGTTGAATTCTAAGCACTTTAAACTTGCACCAGTATAGTCTGCCGTAGATGGCGCACTAAGCATAGTTCCATTTACCAATACCCCAAAATTAATTTCAGTTGTAGCAACAAATGGCAAACTAATTTCCGTTTCAAAATAATTAAGTCCATCTATTAACATACCGCTTGAGTTTTCTATTTCAAAAGATTCAAAAGGTATGCTATTGGGATATATTGGATTGTAGATTATTACAAATAGTTGTACAGACTCTATATTTTCATTTCTTATCAATTCAAATACACCGCTCAATTTGATTTTATCGCAATTATTTACAATTTGATAAGCATCTCCGAAATTAATAAACCCTAAATTTGGTGTAGGTGTTATAACATTTATAGAATTATTGCCACTTAATGGAGTTCCCAATCCAAACCATTGACCAGTACTTCCGCTTCCGCTTGGAAATATATTACTACCATTTGTAAAAGAATTATTACTAAAAACATCATCTATACTGCCAAAATTAGAATAGTCTATTGCTTGACCATAGTCGCTATCAAAGAAATTAGACGTTAAATTATATCCCTCATCTTTAAACATTTTGTGCAATATTGACCTAACAGTCATATAAGGTGCAACGTGGTTTCTGTCTAATAAACCATCGGTTTCTAATGCTTGTAAATATGGACTGCCAAAATGAAATTGGACATCTTCCCCTAAAGTAGTACCGCTTACAAAATTAGATAACTTCGTTCTAATGTTTGCATCAGTAAAAGCAAATCTATTGTTTAAGTCTACTAAACCTTTTAAAGACTTTCCCTTTAATGTGGCTATCAAGTCATTATCTTGCCCCATAAACAGACACTTGAAATTGTCGTTATCGTAGCCAGTAACGTATAGTACTCCTTTGCTAAAGATATTACCCTCAATAGTAATGTAAGCTTCTCCGCTTGTTTGCGTTTGTGCGCCCTCTGTTGTAATGTTACCAAAAGCCAATTCGTTTTTAGCCGTTCTCGGTAAGGTAAATTGAGTAGATGCCGTTCCAGTTCTATCGGTTAGGTTTTCAATCTTGGTTAAACCGCCCTTAACAACTAAACCGCTTAATGCATCTTCTTTGTAATCAAGTTCTATTCCGTTGTACGTTATCATTTAAAACTTGGTTTTTTTTGTGCGTATCTGTATTTAAAATTGAAATCAATGCCTCGTGACTTCTCAACAAGTTTAAAGCTACCATCTAACACATTAATAGGTCTTATCTCTCCGTTGTCCACTATCGCTTGTAAAGGACTGCTCACAAAATCCTGCAATTCGCCCTTATGTCTGCTTGTGAAAAAGTTACCACGCACCTCGTAGTCCTCTACGATTGACTGGTTTACTTTTACGTTGTTAGCTGATGTATTAAAAAAGTTAGTGTTACCAGTATGAGTGTAACCACCCACCAAATAACTTTCACTCGATGTCTTAACGCTTTCATAATCGTAGGTTTCAAACTTGATATTTTCTTTAACTCCGTATCGGTT